TGTTTTGTGTGTTTTGGGACAAATGAACGTGAGACAAAACCAACAATAAAAACAATTCCGCGGTGGTGTCCGAAGAAAGGAAAGAAAAATGAGTAAATTGGATTCATATATGCAGGGACGTACAGAGGGAATGGAATTTGCACGTCGCCTTGTGAAAGATAAAGGGATTGAAGAACTGGAAAAGGAAATCAGATTCCGACAGAGAACCGGTATTAGTCTGAATGTAACACGCCAGGAACTGAATGAGGCAAGTAACAAAATAAAAGAAATGACACTGGACACATTTACACTTCTTTCTGTAGCCTGTCTTTGCGATTTATGGGGCTTCGGCAAAAAAAGGTGTCAGCAATACATGAACAAGATGGCAGAGGGCGCACAGTACCTTGTAGATGATCTTGCTACATGGGAAGACTACCGGAAAGCAGTACAGGAGCGTTTAGGATTTGAAATCAAGATAAGGTGGAATGATTGATGAAAAGAACCAAAATGGATGAAATTGTTGAGAATATGGCGAATTACATCTGCGATCACATATGCCAAAAACCGAAAGAGATCACAGATCAGGAGAAACTGGAAGATTACTGTGCGGAAGAGTGCGAGATGAGACAACATTTCTGTAATATCCTGAACCAGTACAACGAGATCAACAACTTTGAAGAAAGCGAACTGTGCAAAATAATGACAAAATACCAGGAGATTACCCTCTGTAAAGAGTGCAAATACAGGGTATATGAGAAAGAAACGGATTTGACATGGCGCCACCTGACAAATAGCTTGGGTGGACTACTGGAAGAAACTGACGGATGCAGCAGAGGAACAAAGGTGTCCGAATCGGACACATCAAAATAACGGGTGCAATCTAAAATCCATATACAACACACCGGGGGAGGTACCTGTATACCTCTCCCAAAGAAAGGAAACACAATGGATCAGGAAGGATTATTATTTCCGAAATCCGGGACAAAGAAAAAACGAAAGAAACACATGAAAAGCATTCTTCCCGGAGATCAGCCCGGTATCTGTTATCTCTGCGGCAGCAGGCAACGGATAGAAGATCATCACATCTTCTTCGGCACTGGCAGCCGGATAAAATCGGAAGAATATGGCATGAAAGTACATCTGTGTGCAGAATGTCACCGCGAAGGACCAGAAGCAGTACACAGATACCGTGAAGCTGATCTGTATCTGAAAAGAACAGCACAGAGACAATTCGAAAAGAATCATACCCGGCAGCAGTTCCGGGAGATCTTCGGCAAGAGTTATTTAGAATAGATTGGAGTGAGAGAATGGAAAACAAAACATGTAAAACCTGCAGGGACAACGACGATGGTCTCTGCGACCGAAAAGGCATCCTGATAGAAGATGATGATACCTGTGACCACCACAGGAAGAACTGGAAAGATGCGATGCTGAAACAGTTCTTCCGGAACGATGAAAGGAGCGGAATACGATGATAATAACAGTATTGGAGGCGTTAAAACTAATTATCTTACTGTTGATAATTATATATGCAATCCTTGCCGCGTGCGGAGCTGCAAGACGAAAAGATATCGCGGTTACAATCGTGTGGTGCACACTCTGGATCACATGCGTAATAGGACTGAGGTAGCTTATGTATAAAGACATGATCACAAAAGAAATTATGCAGGAATGTATAGATCAGGGCATGACACAGACAGAGATGGCGGTCAGCCTAGATGCATCGTTTGAAACAATCCACCGTCTGCTAAAGCGATATGACCTGAAACCGGCTTATAACCATGATACCGGGAAATACGATGAAGAGAAGATGAAACGGTGCCTGCAGCAGGGAATGACCGCAAAAGAAATAGCACAGGCATTTGGTGTGATCAGCACCACGGTTTCCAGATGGAAGAAGAAATACAATCTGGATATCCTGCCAACACCGAGAACACCACGCAAGAAGAAAGTCACAGATTGCAGAACCTGTATCTACCGGGCACGCGGGGAGAGCTTGCTGTATAAATGTAATTATCTGGAAATAGCCGGGCATACCCGGAACATGGGACAACCGGAAGAAATCTGTTCGAAATACGAAAAGGGAAAGAGAGGAAGAAGAAGTGGAAAAAGAAAAGTTTGACACCTGCAAACACGTAAAAAGAGTTGGAAACTTCGCTGTACATGTAAAACCCACCTGCAAACAGGCAACCATGATCCGCGGACAGCTGGTAGTCAGCAAAGCCAGATGCCTGAATTGCGAACTGTGGGAACCAAAGAAGACAAGGAGGAAGAAAGATGCTGATCATAAGCCAGAATAAAGAAGTATTGACAAATCTTAATGCTTTGACAGGCATTGAGATTGTAGAAGGACCTGTAGAAACAGTTATAACATCATATATCACTGGATGCAGTTATCTGCTTGGAGAATACAGTAACAAGCAAAAAGCTGTAAAGGTACTGGATATGCTACAGAAAGCTTATGCAGAATATGAAGTACTTCTGCAGACGTTTGCGGGAATGTCTGGTGTTCGCGTTACAACAACTGAAAAGGAACTCATCGACGAAAGGAAAAAGGAAATTCAGGAGAAAGCTGTTTTCCAGATGCCAGAAGACAGCGAGGTAGAGGTATGAGACTGATTGATGCGGATTAATTAATATTGTGTTTAAGCAATTATGCCTTGCTAGAATCTCCGAGCGGTGTAGAATCTGCTGATGACAGAAAAGTTTCAAGAGCGGTATGTCAAGCAATAAAGGAATGCGTTAGAGCTGTGGACGAACGGCCGACAGCTTTTGATACGGATAAGGTTATTAGTGAATTGAAAAGAGATAAATTCGTTGAATCAGAATGTATCTTATCTGACATACATCAAGGATATAATGCTGGACTGAACAGAGCAATAGAAATTGTAAAAGGAGGTGGAGCAGATGGCAATTAAACCTATTTTATTCAATACCGAGATGGTTCGGGCAATTATGGACGGACGGAAAAGTTGTACCAGACGGCTTGTAAAATTCTTGTCAGGAGAAAATCCACGATGGACTGGATATATTAAAGATGGACTGATGTTGTATAACGGAAAAAATGAGCCGTGTATCAGAAAAGCACCGTATCAATCAGGTGATATCCTGTATGTCCGGGAAATATGGCATAAGTACATCAAGCGAGTAGGCGAAGGCAAAAGCTGTCATCTGGCAGAATTTTACGGATACAAAGCAAGTATTGCTAACTCGGAAGATGCGGATGAGCCGTGGAAACCATCCATCCACATGCCGAAAGAAGCGGCGAGAATCTGGCTGAAGGTTACGAATGTGAGATTGGAGCGGTTGCAGGATATCACAGAGGATGGCGCAGAAGCAGAAGGAGCGATAGATAACAGAGGGTTTATTCACAGCCCGGAGAATGAATATGATCGCATATATACAGCTAGAGAACATTTTATTGAAATCTGGGACAGAACCATCAAGAAATCTGATCTTGACATCTACGGTTGGGATGCAAACCCGTGGGTCTGGGTAATCGAGTTTGAGCGGTGTGAGCCGCTGGAGGTGTGATATGGCTAAACACTGTACGGAACATTTTAAAGTAGTCGGAAACATTTTTGACCAACCAGAATTATTACAGGAGAAATGAGATGAGTAAATCAGTATTAGTGATGGACACGCCAGAAAGAGGATGCATTTCCTGTCCAATAGGGCAAAATGATAGTAATTGTAGAATAACGCGTATATATTGTCCGATTGCAGAAGAAACGGCATTTGATGAAGAAGCAGAAACAATTCCTGATTGGTG